ATGGTGGAACGACCTTCCGGCCAACCTGCACAAACTCCTCAGCGACGCCGCGGTCTGGATGGCCACTGACGGCGCGAAAATAATCAAGGGACTAATCGACGGCATCGTGAGCGCGGCCAAGGACGTGTGGAAATGGTGGACCGACCTACCGTCCACCCTACACAAACTCCTCGGCGACGCCGGTGCCTGGCTCGAAAACACCGGAAACGAACTGGTCAACGGCCTAGTCGATGGAATTGAGACCGGGGCGGCGGCCGTCTGGAACTGGCTCACCAACACCCTGCCCAACACTGTCCGCAATATTGTCAGCGGCGCCCGCGACTGGCTCGTCAGCGCCGGTCGCGACATCGTCCGCGGCCTAGTAGACGGGGTTGAGGCCATGGGCGGCTGGCTCTGGGATCAGATCTCCAGCTTCGTCGACGGCATCGTCAACGGTTTCCACATCGGCCTTTCCATCAGCTCCCCGTCCAAGGTCATGGCCGACCAGGTGGGCACCTACATCACCACCGGCATCGCGCAAGGAATGCTCAACGCCATGCCGGCCGTGCACGGCGCCATCGGCGCCATCTCCGGCGCGCTCACCAACACCCAGAACTTCGGCCTCCCCCTGGCCGGCGCTGGCCTCCCCGGCGGCATCGGCGGCACGGCCGGCGTCGGGGGCGGAAACGTCGTCGTCATCAACAACAACGTCGCCGGCACCGTCGTGGGCGAAACGCAACTCTCCGACGTGGTCCGCCAACAGGTGCTGCGCTACAACCTGCGCAACCCCAGCAACGGCCTGTCGCTGTTCGGGCGGGGGAGCAGCTGATGGCGACACCGATCGTCTACACCCTCGCTGGCTCGTGGTCGATCCCCGACACCTACGTCCTGCCCCAGCCCACCAACCAGATGCTCAACATCGCGGTCGGCGGCATCACCGGGGGCAACTGGCTCGTCGCCACCCTGGGCTGGCGCGAGGTGCCGCAACTGCCCATGACGGTGTCGGTCGGCGACGACGCCGGCAACCTATGGACCCCGATCGTCACCTCCCCCAGCGTCGCCCCCGTGACCCAGCCGTTCCTGCTCAACCAGAACTACGACTTCCACACCGGCACGACCGCCCCATGGACCGTCACCCACGGCACCCTCACGGCCTCGACAACGAAGACCTACGGCAACAATGCCTACGCCGGCCGGGTCGTCAACAGTGGCACCGACGCCACCGTGTCAATCACCTCCGGTACCGCCAGCATCCAGGGCTTCTCCCCCAACCTGGTCACCGGCTCGGCCTACGTGTGGTACACCTCCGGCACCGCCACCGCGCACGTCGATCTCAACTGGTACACCTCCGGTGGCACCCCGATCTCCACCACCACTGGACCGGTCACCACCGTCGCCGCCGGCACCTGGACCAACCTCACCAACGTCAGCGCGCCCCCCTCGGGCGCCGCCTACGCGGCGGTCACCGTCAGCACCGGGGGCACCCCCAGCGCGGCCAACATCTGGTACGTGTCCACCGCGGGCGTGGCCACCACCCAGACCCTCAACACCGACGCCGCTTTCACCCTGTCCATGCTGTCGACCTACTGGACGCCCACCAACGCCACGATCGCCGCGACCACCGCGCAGACCTACAACAACCAGCCGGCCATCGCAATCTCTCCCACCGGCTCGGCCCCTCAGGTCACCGTCCAGACCGCCACCGCCTACCTGGTGGCCATCACCGCCGGCCAGTACTACACCGGCTCGGTCTTTGCCTACGCCCCGGCCGGCTACTTCTACATCAACGCCTACATCTCCTGGTACGACCAGACCAAGACCCTGATCTCCACCACCACCTCCACCAACACCTACGTCCCCCCAGGGCAGTGGGCGCAGGCCCTCGTCTCCGCGCAGGCCCCTGCCACCGCCGCCTACGCCGCGCTGGGGCTGTCCATCCCCGGCACGCCCCAGCCCTGGAATGTCCTGTACGCGGCGCAAGCCACCCTGACTCCGATGCAGGGCTACTCCTCGGTCGCGCGGGCCGCGATCTGGGCCGCCCCCAACGCACTGTCCTCCACCACGCAGGTATCCATCGCCCCCTTGGGGCAGGCCACCGCCGTGACCGCGCAGATCTGGCAGGTCTCGGGAATGCCTTCCTGGCTGGAAGTTGACACCGTCGCCGCGAACCAGGCCAGCCAATCCTCCTCCTCGCGGCTGACCCTGACCCCCTCGCAGAATGACTTTGTCATCGCCACGTGCACGGCCAGCCTGAGTCAGCAGTGGACCCTGGACCGGGACGCGCTGAACGGCTGGCAGCCACTGCGGATCACCGAGAGCACGACCAACAACACCACCACCGAGGGTGATCTGTTCACCGTGTCCACGGGGGTCATCACCAGCGGCGCCACCACCCCCACCTTCTATGCCGTCAACCCGCTCAACAACAACCCCGTGTTCGCCGCGAGTGTGTCCGGCTGGAGCGTCAACAACGCCACCCTGGTGTCCTCCAGCGCGTTCGCCTGGCCCTCCAACGCCATCGACACACGCCTGACCTCCACCCGCTCCGCGCTGTGCACCCCCAACGGCACCAGCCCCGCCAACAGCGTGTTCACCGCCCTGTCCTCCGCGCCCGCGATCACCCCCGGGCTGGTCTACCAGGGCGACGCCTACCTGTACTCTCCGCCGGGCTGGTCGAACTACACGCTGTCGCTGCTGTGGCTGAACTCCTCACGCGTGCAGATCTCCAGCACCGTCTCGGCGACGTTCACGGTACCGGCGGCCACCTGGACCAACACGACCGTGGCCGGCACCGCCCCCACCGGAGCCGCCTACGCCGCGATCGCGATCAACCAGAACGGCACCCCGCCGACCAGCGCCACCACCTACATCGGCCGCGGCACCCTTACCCAGGCCACCAACAACGGCCTCGGGCTGGCGCAGGTCGCGGCGGCGTTCCGGCTGACCCCGCGGAACCAGCCGGCGACAATCAACGCGAACTGGCCCAATCTGCGCCTGGAGGCCGCGTTCGGCTACCCCTCCAGCACCCCGCCCGACCAGCTGCAGTACGTCGACATCTCCAACCGGGTGCTGTCGGTGACCCTCAAGCGGGGACGCCAGTACGAGCTGAACTCCCTGTCGGCCGGGGAAGCCGACTTCGTCCTGCGCAACGACGACGGGTTTTTGACCCCTTCCAATCCCGCCGGCCCCTACACAATCCTGTCCTACACGCCGATCCGGCTCACCGCCCTGCAGGGCGGCAAGGTCTACCCCCTGTTCGTGGGCTACATGGAACGCTGGCCCGAAACCTGGGCCACCCCGCACTGGGGGGAGATCAACGCGGTCGGCGTGGACGCGTGGGCCATGTTCGTCGGGATCTCCCCCAGTGTGGTCAAGGGGGAACGGCTGGCCGACTATCCGGCCGGCTACTGGCCCTGCGGCGACGGCGCCAGCTCCACCACTGCGATCAACATTGGCTTGAGCGGCAACTCCACCCCGCTGACGGTCAAGCAGTCCCCCGCCGGGGCCGGCTCCAGCGCCGCCTCGTTTGGCGACAGCACCCTGAAGCTGGTGGGGGACACCGGCACCAACTGGGTCCTCAACGGGCTGCTGTCCAGCCAGGGCAGTCAAGGGTTTTCCCTCGTCTACGACGGGCCACCGCTGCCGCCGATCAACCAGGGCGTGTGCGTCACCTGGTGGATGTACATCAAATACCCCGGCGGCCCCATCACCACCCAGACCCGCAACGCCATCTTCACCGCCGTCGGTTCGGCCGGCCCCATCATCCAGGTGTGGATGGACACCGCCACCGCCATCCACGTCACCACCTGGAACACGGCCGGAACCCAAACCGACCACTCCAGCTCCACCTTCGGCTACGCCAACCAGTACATGCCCATGATGCTGAATTTCAGCAACGCGGGCTACACCCTGTATATCGGCAACTCCGAAGTGTTGACCGGCACCGACACGATGGTGTCCTACTGGTCGCATTTCAGTTTCTGCGGACGCTACGACCTGTACGCGTACGGCAACTTCGCCGACATGGCGATCAGCCACGTGGCGGTGTATCCGCGACAGCTGGGCTTCTCCCGGCTGGTCACCTACAACTACACCGGGATCAATGGCCTGGCCGGCGACTACGGGGACTGGCGCGTGTCACGCCTGATGTCCTACATGCTGTGGACCGTCCCGCATCGGGTGTACTACGACACGTCCACCTCGCAGCTGGCCGGCGCCGACGACATCAGCGGCAAAGACTTCGGGTCCGCGATCAACGACGTGGCCACCACCGAACGCGCCCTGCTCTATGTCGACAAGGCCGGCTACCTGACCTACCGCACCCGCGACCACTCCCTGGACCGGGGAATCCAGGCCACGTTCGGCGAGAACACCGCCGCGGGTGAAATCCCCTATCTGGTCGATGTGTCCCTGGACTACGACCCCCAGTACGTCTACAACGATTTTCAGGTCACCCACAAGGGGACGCCCAAGCAGGGCGCCACCTCCACGAGCAGCCCCATCATTTACACGAAAAACCTGGCCTCCATCAACCAGTACGGCGACCGCGGCCAGCAGCTGACCAGCTATTTCAACAGCATTCAGCAGTCGGTGGATCTCGCTAACTGGCTGGTCAACCAGTACTCGCAGCCGCAGCCCCGCGTCCAGTCGGTGACCTTTTCCCCCGCGTCGAATCCGGCGGCGTTCGCCACGCTGCTGGAGCTGGATATCGGCGACCGGGTGCTATTCAATCGCCGCCCGGTGGGGGCCAGTCAGATCAGCCTGGACGTGACCGTCATCGGAGTACACCACAACATCGATTACAAAAGCGGCAAGTGGGATATCTCCTATGACCTGATGCCCACGGTGATCTCATCCCTGGCCGTCAAGACACTCACCCTCAACGACCCGGTCCTAGGCCTGCTCAACAGCACCAACGTCATCGGCTGGTAAGGAGACCGCGTGGCCAGCGTGCCCACCCCCCACCAATTCGCGGTCGGCGAACTCGTCACCGCGGACAGCATCAACACCTACTATTCAGCGATCTCCTACCTGGAGAACCCGCCGATCGCGTCGCTGTATCAGATCACCTCCCAGTCCGTCGCCAACGGGGCCGCGGTGCCCATCAACCTGGACGGCTCCCTGATCGACACCTACGGCGGCCATTCGGTCTCGGTCAACAACTCCCGTTATACGTTCCAGGTAGCCGGCGTGTACCTCATCGCCGGGGGCACGGCGTGGGCGTCGAACGCAACCGGTATCCGCGCCGCGGCGTTCCAGCTCAACGGCACCACGGTCCTCAACGGCAGCCAGGCCATCGTGCCCACCATCACCTCCGTGGGCAACAACACCAACCTCCCCGCGGTCACGGTCCTGACCCAGGCCAACGTGGGGGACTACATCCAGCTCCTGGGAACACAAACCTCGGGCGGCAGCCTGTCCACGCAAACCGGCGGCGGTAACACAAGTACTTTGACCATCACGTGGATTCACGCATAGAAACGAGGCCCGCCATGCCGGCATTCACCCACACCCTCGGCGCCCCCGCCCGGAGACACGCCTAGACCCTCACGTTGGCGCACGGAGGGGAGAATCCGTGGACATGTCCTACCAGTTCCTCATCACCGAATACGGCGCCACCATCGGCGGCGCCATCGCGATACTGTCCGGGGTCGGATGGTTCCTCAGGAAACTGCGCGCGTTCAGCAAGCAATTCGACGATTTCCTGGAGGACTGGCGCGGCGAAAAAGCCAGGCCCGGCGTGCCCGAAAGGCCCGGCATCATGCAACGGCTATCCAGCCAAGACAAAACACTCAGCGACATCAGCGCCCGCCTGGCCACCGTCGAATCCGAAGTCGGCTACGGCAACGGGAAATCCATCAAAGACACGGTGCACCGCGTGGATGGCGCGCTCAAACACATGCGGACCATGGTAGACGGCCTCAACGACCGCGTGTCCGCGATCGAGGCCAAGGGGGACAAACGCCCGTGACACGCGTGATGTACGACTCGATCACCGCCGCCCAGATCCCGCCCGGCGCCGACCTGGTGGCCGGCTACGTGGACGGCCGCTACGCCTGGAGCGCCGCGGACTGGGAACGCTTCCCCGACGCGGTCCACGTGCGCATCGCGGTGTTCCCCACCACCAACGACGGGCACGTCCTGGACTGTGAGCTCGGCGACGCCGGCCCCGCGCAGTGCCCGGACTGGGTGCGCCGCCGTCGCGCCGCCGGAGTGGACCCCACCGTGTACTGCTCCTGGAGCGCCTGGCCCGAGGTGAAGTCCGCGTTCGCCGCCGCCGGGGTCACCCCGCCGCACTGGTGGATCTCCGGCTACCCCGGCCCCGTCGATTCTTCCGGCCATCCGATCATCCCGACCGGCGCCGTGGCCCACCAGTGGATCGACCACGGCCTCTACGACGAATCGATGGTCGCCGACTACTGGCCGGGCGTCGACCTGGTCTTTCACCCCCTGGAGGACGACATGCCCAGAGCCGTCATATACATGGCCACCGCCCAGGAGGCCGGCGGCACCCCCCTGTACCCGCACGGCGTGCTACGCGACGAATTCGGGGTCTACCTCGGCCTGCAAAACGACGCCGAGCGCGCCAACCTGGAGACCGCGCTCGGCGCGCAGGAGTGCTGGCTCAAGGAAAGCTCGCTCACCGCACTGGTGGAACTGTCCCGCGTGGGCGTGACCCAGCCTCGGCCGCCGCAGACGGTGATCGTCGAATCCTCGACCCCCGCGCCGCCCCCCGCGCCGGCCCCGGCGAGCTGACCCCGCGATGACCGACGAGGCGTCCACGACGCGCGAGGTGGCGGCCCACACCCAGAAGGTCGCCCACGCCTACGTGATGCACTACCCCGAACACCCCCCGCGGGCCGACGATCCACACTACAAGGACTTCGAGCACTACCGGCGCACACACATCGACACCGCGCGCTGCGCGTTCGCCGCCGAGATCGACTCGGACGCCGAATGCCACGGCGGACTCGAACTGCACCACTCCCACGTGGAATTCTCGCTACAAAACGGCGTGGACCTGGCGGTGCTGGAGGCCCGCTACCCCGGGATCTCCGATCCCGCCCAGGTCGGAGCCTGGGTCGAATCGGCGGACAACCTGGTTTTCTACTGCGCCCGACACCACCGCGGACACGGCGGAGTGCACTCGGCCGCCGCATCGGATTTCGAGGCCAGCAAATTCGTCCGGGGACTCATCACCGATGCCTGAGCAACCCCGGCCGCACTTTTCGACATCACCCCCAGGAGGCAGCATCGTGTCCGAGCAGACGCCCGGCGTCGGCAGAATCGTCATCGCCGCCGCCGTGCCGACGACCAACAACAACGACACCGGCATCGCGCCGGCCATCATCACCCGCGTCTGGCAGGGCGGCCTCGTCAACGTCCGCGTCCTATGCG